CATACTTTTCACTTTTATCTTGCTCCTTTTTAGGTGGAATTACAATGCCCTTTCTCTTAAGGTCATTGTATATAATCATATCCCACATTCTAACTTGATAGAACACATCTGTAAAGTTTACTTTGGCATCATATGCCATGGTAATAGCAAGTTCAATCAATCTCATTTTCTCTTCAAGACCGTCAACAATTCTAACGTCTTGAATATTGTAATCAACAAATTTATTCCATGCTTTACGATAAAAATCCTTGAATGTATCATATTCAGAGTGGTCTAACTTTTTTTTACCTAGTTCTACCTCGCCAATATAATCAAGTCTATACGATTCTTGTGCTTTATACGTAAATTTCTTATACAAATCTAGATAATCAAGCACAGTTACACCTGCAATGTCATACACAAGGTGTGGTCTACCTGCCATGTATATTTCTTCATGTGTAACAAGACCCCATGGTGATAGTTTTTTACATGCCTTGTCACCTAGAACTTTAGTGATACGTTTTGCAAGGTATGGTATGTCATACAGTTGACAATTCCAACCTGTAACGACATCGGGTGGTGCAGCAGACCAATAGTTTACAAAGTGTGTTAGTAAATCATACTCATCGTTACACTGCACATACTTGACCATCTTGTCCTGTGTCCTGTAAGGACCTATACCAAATGTAAGGATACGTTTTGTGCTGTAATCCTGTAGTGATATGAGTAACATCTCTTCATCACACTTCTCTACAGTAGGAAATCCATTTTCAGATTGAACCTCGATGTCAATCGTAACTAGGTTCATCTTTTTGATATCAAATTTTATTTCATTCTCTGGATATTTTTCTGAGATGTATTGATAGATATATCTATTGTTGCCATAGATATCAAAACCCTGCACATTATCATGATTCTTTATAAATTCTCTAGTTTCTTTGACTGTGCCAGGTTTTATGCTCTGCACATATTTTCCATCTAACGTTTTATATTTTGTTTTTTTCTTACTAGGCACATACATCGTAGGGAAAAATTTTTCTCTTGATGTAAAACTCTTGCCACTCTCATATCCTCGGACGAGAAAATCATTCCCGACCATCTGCACGTTTGTATAGTATCTCATACTGACACTGTAGCAGAGATTGTCTCTCCTTTCAACTCTCGTTCTCGTTCACGAAATAATCTCACAAAATTATTAAACATGTATTGTATTTCCTCACGACTCATATATGGTTTAGGCATGTTTAAATATGTTCCCTGATCATCACTTCTCATCTCAACAATTAAGTCATCTTCAATAAACCCACCTTTTACACACATATCTCTCATGGGTGTTCCATGATAAGGTGTGTAAATAAAAGCATTGGTATCATTACAACCTAACCTAGCTGCTAGATCAACTGATTTCATACAATGTTCCATAGTTTCGTATGGATATCCTATAATAAAATTACATGTGGTTGATAAACCTGCCTCTCGAGCTATGCGGAAAGCTTCTATTGCTCTTTCATTTTCATATATTCTCCCTATCACATCTCTACGAAACTGAGGATCACCATGTTCTACACCCATATTCATTTTTATACATCCTAGTTCCTTTAATGTTTTTGCTTGATAAGGTGTCAGCAATTCAGGTCTTGTTTGAGTAAAGAAAGGGAGTTTATATTTTGAATACATCTCTGCCCACTCATCAAAACCTTTTTTAGACATGGTAAGAAATGTATCAGTGACAATCCATAGGACCTCTATTTGATGTTTTTCAAGTAAATCTATAATCTCTTCCTCTTGATGTTGTACTGTTCTCTTTCTAAAAAATAAACTGTCAGTTTCTTCCTTATACAACCCTGCATTTGAGGGTGAGTTACAAAACTTACACTTGAAAGGACAACCACGTTGTGTTTCCACAGTTGCAATTTTAATTATTTTACCTTGAAATGGTCTGTACAAAGACCTTTCATCAAATATTGTGTGGTCTGTAGGTGGTAAATTATTGACATTCATCGCAGGTCTCATAGGATTGGGATGAACATTCATCAAGTGATGACCATCTTTTCCTTCACTTATAAGATCCATTAACTCTGGAACGACCTCATCACCCTCTCCTCTTAGGATATAATCAACGTGTCCTTCAAATGCTTGCGGAAAATATGTACAAAAAACTCCACCTGCAACACTTATAAATTTTCTATCAGTTACTTGATCCATGAATTTTCTCCACAGATAATAAGTATCTTCTACAACTGATGATATAATAACATCTGGTTTATAATCTATGACCTTCTGCCTCCATGCAGTGTACATGTCAACATCCTCTAGCATAAACATTTTAGGATCTAAATCACTTCTCTCCCACTTATACTCAGGAAACATTTGTCTTTTAGATCTTTCTACATCTCTATCAGGTCTTGCAAAACTCTCATTTTTATCTACAGGATACCATGTAGCATCAAACAACTCCATGTTATGATAACCTGCCCTTTTCAAGCATGCTGATATTATTGCAACACCGCCAGGCGGTGTCACTCTCATGTGTTGGTTAGGATATAACCATAATATCTTAAGATTTTTCTGTGACATTTTTTGCAGTTAATGCCTGATACTTATCTAACTGTGTTTTATCTGGTTCAATTATGGTAAGAAAACTATCAGAATGCACCATCATTTCACGTTGTGTTGTAAACGACGGCCATGATTCTAAGAATTCTCCTTTCAATTCAAAAGGATCAATGAGTTTACAATCTGGTTCTCCTAAATCTGTGCTTACTTCTTCTATCCTTGACACCAGAACAAGATTGTTCTTAAATAATATAATTTTTATCATAAGGAAAGACTTCTTGATTTTAAGTTTACCACAACTGTCCGTACTTTGTCAATATAACCTTGATTTCTCAATTCTTTGAATACCATATTTTCAAATCCATACTCTCCATACTTCTGTAATGATGTTCCTCTAGAACTCCTCAATTTTTTTATGAGTTCCTTGAGACCATTGGCATCTTCATTTTTGATGAGATTATCTATTTGATTCTTAAAAGCATTTACTTTTTTTTCTATCTCTTTTTCGTCCACATCTCCATCTACCATCTCAGGTTCTTGAACCCATGACCCTTTCATAATACTGTATACACCTTGACTTTTCTTTCTTGTGATGCCTGGTTTTTCAATGTATGGTTCTGCTTTTACACCATAAATTGTAACATTATGTGTTAATTCCCATAATGTTTTTTTGTCCATGAAAAATTGGTCAAGCAAATCAGGATTGCAATCTGGAATATATTTTGGATTGACCACCAAATGCACATCCAAATCTGAGTATGACGTATAATTATACCCCGCATTACCACCCAATAACAATATATCTGTTATTGCTTTTTCATCTAAATCAACATAAGCAGCAAATGCTCTTGCAAAATTCATCAATGCCTGTCTAACCTCAGGCTTGAGAGAATCCCCAATCCAGAAGACTGGATTGAGGATTTCAGTAAATCTAAGAGTAATACTCTCTCTTAGATCTTTAGGTTTTATGTGTCTAAGAACTCTTGAATACAACGAACTATCACCAAGTCTACATTATATTTAGATCCAATCTTTTCGTTGTTGTGCATCAGGAATAATTTTTTCAATATCAATCAATAAGAGTCCATCTTCAAATTTTACATTCTTTACTTCAAGTTCATCTGGTAATGACCACTGACGTGTGAATGCACGTTGTGCCAGTCCCTTATGAACGTAATCTTTTTCTACACCATTACCTTTCTTGCCTTCAATAACAAGTCTTCCCTCTTGAGTGTATACTTTTAAATCTTCTTTCTTAAATCCTGCAAGTGCAACCTCAACCCTGTACTCATGATTAGAAACCTTTATTGTATTATAGGGTGGGTAGTTATTTGTGCTTGCAAAATGCTGATCAAAGGTTGTGAACCAATCATCAAACCCGATCATATTTCTTCTTATCTTTGACAAATAATCCTGAGTATCAGGCACAGTCAAAGTAATAGCGTTTGCATCGTTAAACATAGTGACCTCCTTGAGCGTCTATTTGTAATGTCCCCGTAGGCGACACTACTAATTATACAATATTATCCTATAGATAGGGTTCGGTTGTTTCTATCAAATAAGGAGGATTCCTTACCAGCATTGTAGTGATGGTGGTCAGACTTACCAGCATCTAACTTCATTTGAATCCTAATCTCAGAATATAAATCTCTCAAATAATCTAATGCTTCTTGCAATGTACTAAGACGCTTACCATCAATCACACATGCAAAATCACCAGGTAGTTCTTTTATATCTGCACTAAACATAGTTTCAATAACTTGTTTTAGTTTAGTTTGACATTGACCATCACCATATATCTCCACCTGTAATTGATTAGCACCTCTATAGTGTTCTAGTATACATGCATAATATTTCAATGCATTATCCCACTTCTTTTTCCTAACCTCATATGGATATAAACCATACTCATCCAAATCAACAGCGTATATGTCACCACGATAATCTTTTATAAAATTCTTACGATTAGAACCTATAAAAGAATAATCAGAATCTCTTAGAACTATATCTTCGTATAGAATATTATAATCTTGGATGCTTGTAACAAAATCACCGTTGATAAATTCTGATTCATATATCAATGAGTTACCATCCCACTTCAAAGTAAACTTGGGGATCTTTACTCTATTAAAATTTTCTTGTTGCAAACGTTTTAGATCTTCATACTTATCATGCTGATCCAATCCATCAGCAAAAAGAATTTCTTTTCGCAGAGTTAGAGTATACACAACATTGTCACCCTTTCCATCAATAATTTTACGAGAGTATGTCAATCCTCAGGTGCTTTCTTCTTACCAATGTTATATTTTGTTTCCAAAATCCAACTTCCTTTTTCTTTATAACTTATTACTTTTATTTGATTTAGTGGTGCTATTTCACTTATTAGATTTACATCTTTTAAGGAAACTAATCCCCAATCAGAAAGTAATTGAATAATTCTATTTCTTCTTTGAACATCATTGATACTCAGGTTTGCTTTCTTACCATCAAGTGCAAATAATTCCTTGAAATGAACAATAAAATATTTTCCTTGTTTATGCAATATGTGGCATGATTGATATAACTTTTTTTCTTTTCTAGATGCTACACCAATTCTTGTTAAAGTTTCTCTAACTTTTAAGAAGTCGTCTGGTTCACCTAGTGATATCTCCACCATTCTCTCAGGTGACCACAAGTATTCAGGTTCAATCCCATTCATCTCAATCCTCCAGTTTCAAGTTTTCTTCTAATAAATGTAATCTGTTCTTCGGTTAGAAGTGAAAGAACTTGTTTTGCTTTCTCATTACTATATCCATAGTATGATTTAATTATCTCAAGATTCTTTAATTCTTCTTTTTTCAACCAAGGAGAGAATCTTTTCTTAGACCTGAGAGTATTTAGATAAAAATCATATTGTAACTTCTTATCTAGGTTAGGATTTATGTTCATCTCATTAGCATACATGACACAATCAAAATGACCAGACATACATCTATTAATAATGTAAGGTAAATATTTTGATTCTAAAAGATGATCTTCATCAATCAAATTTTTTTTAGTTTGGTTTATGGAGTTCAACCAATCCTTAAGTTCAGTCATTGGCAATAGTATAGGAGGGTGGAATATGATGATCATTCCAATGTCGGATGTTACCACCAACAATAAAACAATTTGTAATTATAAGTTGAAGAAAAATAAAAGTTCTGATAAGAGCAACAAAATCTGCTTCTCTATCATTATTACCAGATTTATCTCCAAGTGCTTTTGCCCATATTCTCCAAATTTTTCTCATATTATCTTTCTATTATACGATTCTTCATCTCCGTTGTCCAATTGTCATAGTAATTTGTCTTCATTAGTTCTTTTCTTTTCTCTAATAAATCTTTTCTGTCTTGAACGATAAGTGCACAAACACCACTATTTAATTGAACACCATCAACATTTTCAATTGAGTCAGGATGCTCATCATAAAACAATAAATGTCGATACCTCTTATTATATTTTTCCGCAATTTTTTCTAAATCATCACTTGTTGGTAAAGCAGTGCCATTGAAGTAATATATTATGACTTCATCTGTGTTATATGGAAAACTAATTAGATCTTGATCTAACTTATCAAAATTCTCAAATTGTTTAATCTTAACGTGACCATCTACCCATGCTTTTTTTGCGTAGGGACATGGTGGTAAATTGTCAAACGCAGGATTTGGTTTGCTTAAAAAATCAAGTATCCATTTTTTTAATTGGTCGGATGATGATTCTGTTGTTTTCATAATCAGGTAAAAATTCTAAAGGAACATCGTGAGGCCAACATAACTCCTCATAAAGAGTGTTGAGTTGACGCATGTCATCATATAAATCAGGTGGTTCATCCATAGTTATTCAATTGTATAATTCAATAAAACCAATTCTTTTCTGTTTTTTTGTGCCTTAGTATATGTGGCAGTAGATCTCATGGTATATGTATGATTATATTCTACTGCCTTCCAATCATGAAATCTAAGTTTGTTTAGGTTTGAAGAATTATAACTGACACACATGTGATGTTTTGCTTCACAACATGTTCTTGAGAAGTTTGTATGGTGAAAATACTTATGCATACCTCCCTTCTTACCATATAAATTTGATCCTATCTCATATGGAGGGTCAAGATAGATGAATGTGTCTTGACCACCTAACAAAAACTCATATGATACGTTAGTTATTCTCCAATTTCTTATAATTTCTGAGTATTCTGGCAATCTTTCGATACCTCTCATCGAAAAATTAGAGTCACTTGCCTGTTTTGAGAAGGATGATGCCTCTGATAGACCAGAAAAACTACATTTATTGATAATATAGAAAGCAATTGCTCTATTCAAGTTATCTGTGTTCTTATCTGCAACTTTAAACTTACACTCTTCAAATAATTCTTTTGCTGTGTCTGGATTTGGATGTGTAGTTTTATAATTTTTCAGACTATCGGTCATTTCATCACTATTTGTCTGCAACATTGACCAAAAATTATACAATGGTTCGTATAAATCATTGACCCAAATATTTAAATGAGGAAATTGTTTAGTTACCCACAATGCAACAGAACCACCTCCTAGAAATGGTTCTCTATAATCTTCAAAATTAGTCAAATCGGGAAAGAATTGACTAATCTTTGTGATTGCCCTGCTTTTTCCGCCTGGATATCTTAGTGGAGTTTTTAGAATTTTCTGAGAAATCATAATAACCAAGTTGTGATAATAAAAGGTTTAACCACACTATCGCAATAATCAATACAAGTGATTCAAATAAGGGTATTGGTATCAAAATAATCCTCCAATGTAATTTGAGGTTGCCATGATAACAAAGTATTTGCTCTGTCTATATTAGCAAGAGTTTCTCTTGCTTCACCTAATCGTTCAGGAATGTTTACAGTATTGTTAGATATAAACGACGCAACTTCATTGACAGAATAATTTACACCAGTGCCAATATTTACAACTATTCCAGAATAGTTTGTCATCATAGCATTTATGTTTGCTTCTACCACATCATTTACGTGTGTAAAATCTCTACGCTGTTCACCATCACCAACTATGGTCAATGGTTCTCCACGTTTTGCTTGCTCCTCGAACAGTCCTATTACTGGTGCATACTGTCCTTTTAGTGGTTGACGAGGACCGTAAACATTGAAGTATCTCAGTGTTATAGTTCTCAGTCCATGCAATTTGAAATACATCTGACATAAAGATTCAGCTCCTACTTTACTTGCGGAGTAAGGGTTTAGGCAATCAGGTGCCATATCTTCTTGTAAGGGTGGTTTGTTTGTCAAACCATAAGAAGATGATGTGGAAGAATTTATAAATCTACGAGCACCTACTTGCCTTGCACATTCTAACATGTTGTATGTGCCTAGGTAGTTTGTTTCCAAACATTCCCTAGGATTCTCCATAGCAACTTGTATTCTACTATGTGCTGCTAAGTGAAAAACATACTCAACACCGTCAAACAAAGGACGGCAAGAATCGAAGTCTCGTATATCGACAATATGATTTTGAGCGTGATCATCGTACCAATTAAAAGAATCGTTTGATTCAGCAGACTCATTATCTATAACAACAACCTCATGGTTGTTCTGTAATAATTTGCCTACTATGTGGGAACCAATAAATCCTGCTCCACCTGTTACTAAACATTTCATTTGAATTCGCAATTGCACATAATTTCTGTAAGAGCTGCCAATAAATTTATTTCTTGATCAGCAGCAAAAGCAGATTGATATTGATATTTTGCAATAATCAATACTGCCTCTGGTATAGATTTAGGTTTCATGTATTCATATACTGAATCGTAAATCTTTCTTAGTATAACATTAGTATCGTTATCTAGGTTTTGAACTATCCATTTCCTGACATTTGGAAACTC